GCAGATGATCGTCGCGCTCCGGCTGCCCGACACGGCGACGGGCCGACGTCCGCAGGTGCAGCGCGGCTCATCTCCTGTCCGCGGCGCAGGCTCGGCCAGGGACCGCCTCAAGTCGGTGGGCTGATGCCCTGGAAGCCGCAGGACGCCGACGACTTCCCGACGCTCGGGTTCGCAGTCGCGGACTGGATTGAAGCCTTCTGCTGCCACGGTCCCGGTGACGTACAGGGCGAGCCGATCACCCTCGACGAGGAGCAGATCCGCTTCCTCGCTGAGATGTATCGGATCGACCCGGAGACAGGCGTGCGGGTCTACGACGAGGGCGTGTTCTCCCGGCCGAAGGGTCGCGCCAAGTCTGAGGTCGCCGGCTTCATCGCCGTGGCCGAGGCGCTGTCGGATGTGGTGCGCTTCGACGGCTGGGACGCTGACGGGCAGCCGGTTGGACGTGCGGTCCGGTCGCCGCTGCTGAAGTGCCTGGCGACGGAAGAGAGCCAGGCCGGTAACACCTTCGAGAACGTCGCCTACATCGCCGCCGAGTGGGGGCCGGACGTCCACCCGGAGATCTTCGGCGGCATCAAGGGCGCACGGCAGTACCAGTCGGCGACGGCCCTGTACCTGCCCCATGGCGGTGAGATTCGCGCCTCCACGGCCGGCTCAGCGTCCAAGGACGGCGGCAAGGAAACGTTCGTCGTCGCCGACGAGACTCACCTGTACGTGCTGCGTGAGCTCAAGGCGATGTACGGGACGGTTCGGCGCAACCTCGGCAAGCGGAAGATCGCGCAGCCCTGGCTGTTGCAGACGTCGACTGCCTACCGGCCCGGCGAGCAGAGCGTCTTTGAGGAGACGCTGACCGCCTGGCGGAAGAAGGAACTGGCTCCGACGGTCTATGTCGACCACCGCGAGGCAAAGGGCCGCATAGACATCCGCGACGAGAACCACACAATGAAGCAGCTCCGGTACGTCTACGGCGCCGCCTCGGAGTGGATGGATCTGGACCGGATCTACCGCGAGATGTTGGACCCCCGGTCCTGCCCGGACGACGCCACGGCGGCCCGCTACTTCCTGAACCGCCCGATGAGCACGGTCGACGCTTGGATCGCCAAAGACGTCGCCGAGCGCCAGGTCCGCAAGGGCGATGTGGTGGCAGCCGGTGAGGCGATCACGCTGGGCTTCGACGGGTCGTTGAACGACGACACGACGGTCCTTCGGGGCTGTCGGATGTCGGACGGCTTCCGGTTCCGCATCGGCGCCTGGCCGAAGCCCGAGGGTGCTGCCGGTATCGGCTGGGAAGTCCCCCGCGCCGATGTGTTGGCGACGATCCGTGAGGCGTTCGGACGGTACGACGTGGTCCGCGCCTACTTCGACCCGCACGAGTGGCGTACGGACATCGACGACCTGGCCGCCGAGTTCGGCGAGCGGGTGGTGGCGTGGGCGACGACCCGCGACACGGCGATGGGTGCCGCGCTGGATCGGCTGCACGCCGATCTGATGAACGGCGAGACGTTCCACGACGATGACCCGTTGGCGCTGGAGCACTACGGCAACGTCTATGTGCGCCACAAGGGCTCGCTGCGGCTGGTCCGCAAGGAGTACCCGAACAGCCCCCGCAAGATCGACTCCGTTGTCGGTGACGCGCTCGCCTACGAGGCCCGCGCCGACGCGCTGGCCGCCGGCTGGGGTCAGAAGCAGTCGCATCTCACTCGCGTCTCTGGGCGCGCTCGCAGCTACTAGGAGGACGCCATGCGTGACTTGTTCGTTGACGTCCGCCTCGAGGTTCCCGTGCGCGAGCTGGCTGCACTGCCTGATGCCTCGCAGCAGGTGCTGGAGCGGATGCGGGACAGTGCAGATCGGTTGTGCGCCGACAGTGGCGCCCGGCTGCGGACAGACCGCGCTCCCGAGATCATCGTCGAGCAGGCGATGCACCCGCTGCTCGGTGACATGACGCTGTTCGCCTCCCGCTGGGCCGTCGTTGCGCCCGAGTCGGTCCAGACGTGACCGCACCTGTCCCGGACATGACGCCCGGGTCGCCGGAGTGGTGGCTGCGGCGGCTGCACAAGGGTCTGGCGAACCGTAACCACGCCAACGAGCTGTTCGACGCCTACTATCGCGGCGACCACCCGCTGCCGTGGCTCCCGTCGCAGGCGCACGCCGAGTTCCGTCGCATCCTGCGAATGACCCGGTCCAACTACATGGGCCTCGTCATCGACGCCACCGCCGAGCGGCTCGCTGTTGAGGGTTTCCGGCTGCCCGGTACTGACGACTCCGATGACGACACCTGGCGACTGTGGCAGGGCAACGACCTCGACGGGGACTCTGATAAGGGCATCCTCGAATCGCTCATTCACGGCACCGCGTACACGCTGACCCAGCCGAACGACACGCCCATGCCGGACATCTGGATTGAGCACCCGTCGCAGGCGATCGTCGAGTACGTGCCGGGCTCCAACCGCCGCAAGCGGGCTGCTGGGCTCAAGCTGTGGGTCGACGACTGGACGGGTCGCCTGGCCGCCACCCTGTTCCTGCCCGATTGGGTGTGGAAGTTCGACACGGCGATGCCGAAGCATGGCGTCATCGCTGAGTCGGTCATCTGGGCGCCCCGTAGCGTCCCTGGCGAGGACTGGCCGGCGCGCAACACGCTTGGCGCTGTCCCGCTGGTGGAGTTGGCGAACAATCCGCGCCTGCTGTCCGGTGGCGTCTCGGAGATCTCCGATGTGATCGACGTGCAGGACCGCATCAACAAGACGATGGCCGACCGGCTGATCACGCAGGACTTCGGGGCGTTCCCGCAGAAGTGGGCGACCGGCTACCCGGAGGAAGACTCCGACGGCAACCCGGTGCAGCCCATTGACATCGGCCGTGACCGGATCGTCGCCACCGACATCGCTGAGACGAAGTTCGGGCAGTGGGAGTCGGCTCCGCTGGACCCGTACAGCAACGCGAAGCGCGAGGACGTCAAGGACATCGCGTCACGGACGCGCACCCCGGCGCAGTACCTGCTGGGCGAGATGAGCAACGTCAACGGCGAGACGCTGAAGGCTTCCGAGTCGGGCCTCGTGTCGAAGGTTCGGCAGCGGATGCGGTCGTTCTCCGAGGGCTTCGAGGAGACGATGCGGCTCGCACGCCAGGCCGCCGGACTTCCGGTGCCCGACGAGGGCATGGAGACGATCTGGCGTAACCCGGAGTTCCGCACCGAGGGCGAGATCACCGATGCGGCGGTCAAGCAGCTCGCGTCGGGCCTGCGGGACATGCGGGCGGCGCGCGAGTTCCTCGGCATGTCGCAGACGGAGATCGACCTGATTGAGGGCCGCGAGGCGACGACCGGCCTCGATGCGACGCTGGCCCGGATCACGCGACCAGTGACGCCGGGGGTGCCGGGTGACGGCAACCCAGCAGCTCCCTGAGTCGGCGTTCGCCTTCTACCAGTTCGGTCAGAAGCTCTCCACGGTCGGTGTGACCGAGGTTCGTCGGCTGTGGCGGCAGATGACGCTGGACGACGTTGACATGTCCTGGCGGCTGATCAACGCCGACCTGACGAAGACGTTGGCCGCGTTGCAGGTGGCCGGCGCCCGCGAGGCTTCGAGCTACGTCGGCACGGTGCTGGACGAGCAGGGCATGAACGCGCCCGCTGTGGCGACCGTGGAGCCTCTGGCGTTCGCGCGGGGATCATCCGGTCTACCCCTGACCGACGTGCTCGCCACGGTGCCCGCAGCGGTGAAGGCAGCGATCGGCAACGGCGCCCGGGATGCGGCACTCACTCGCGGGCTCACGCTGCTCGAGGGCATTACGGAGACGCAGGTTGCCGACGCCTCCCGGCTGGCAACTCAGGCCGCCTCGGTGGCTCGCCCGGATGTGCGCACATGGGTCCGCGTGCTGAACCCGCCGTCATGCGGCCGGTGCGCCGTCATGGCCGGGTCGGTCTACCACTGGAACGCCACCTTTCAGCGACACCCGCGCTGCGACTGCCGAACGGTGCCGTCAACGGATGCGAGCCCGGAGCACCTGACGTTCAACCCGCACGCCTACTTCGACGGCCTGTCCGCCGCTGAGCAGGACAAGCATTTCGGCAAGGCCGTCGCTGCGGACATCCGCAGCGGAACCGATCTGGTCAAGGCGGTCAACGCCCCGCGTGATGCGTGGCGGGTCCGGCTGGCGAACGAGCGCAAGGCCGAGGCTGCCCGGTGGGGCTCCAAGCCAGCCACTGGTGCCGCGACTGCGCAGACGCCGCAGACCTTCATGGAGTCGTTGATCGCCAACGTCAACGACCGCAACGCCGCGATCCGCAACCTGGCCGACGCCGGGTTCCTCGCCGCATAGACCACCCCACTCGCCCGCACGGGCACCTGGGGCTTTCCCGCATGGGAGCAGCAATGACCGAACCGACGCCCGACCCTGCCACCGATCCGGCTGCACAGCCGACGGATGCACCCAAGGCCCCCGAGCAGGCAGACGACACCGACTGGAAGGCCGAAGCGCGCAAGTGGGAGCAGCGCGCCAAGGACAACCAGAAGGCAGCCAAGGACTTCGAGCAGCAGCGCAAGGCCGCCATGACGGAGGCCGAGCGCGCCGTGCTCGAGGCTGAGGAGCGGGGCCGTACCGCCGCGCTCACCTCGTTCGGTCAGCGGCTCGCCCGCACTGAGTTCATCGCCGAGGCGGCCCGCCGAAATCCCGGCTTCGACGCCACCTCGATCCTCGATGACCTCAACCTCGCCCGCTACATCGGTGAGGACGGCGAGCCCGATTCCAAGGCCATCGCCAAGGCCGCCCAGCGCCTCATCCCCGAGGCCAACTCGGCACCCCAGCCCCCGTCTTTCGACGGCGGGTCACGGACCGGGCCCCCCTCGGCTCAGTCCATGAACGACCTACTGCGCCAGGCCGCCGGCCGGGCGTAGCAAGCAGCACCGGCCTGCCACGGCTGGACCGCTGCACGACCCCCCCCCTAATCAGGAGGTACCGCCGTGGCCTACAACAACATCTTGAGCCGGACTAACGTCCAGTCGCTCATCCCCGAGGTTGTCTCTAACCAGCTCCTCGGTGGCCTGACCAACGAGTCGGCCGCGCTGTCCATGTTCCAGAAGGTGCAGATGGGAAGCAACCAGACGCGCCTTCCGGTCCTGTCGGCGCTGCCCACCGCGTACTTCGTGAACGGCGACACCGGTCTCAAGCAGACCACCGAGGTCGCGTGGGCCAACAAGTTCCTGAACGTGGAGGAGCTTG